AGGCAGAGTTGTCTTGGTCAGGTCATCGTCGCCGGAATAGCCTTCAGCGGGCGCCGTGTCCCAATTAATTTTGTACCAGTTGACCGGCGTGCCGTTTAATGGCGCTGACTCAGGACCACTGATAACAAGACCCACGTCGCCGGGATTATGCTGGCCAACCACAGTTCCAGCTGGACTGGATCTAACATTGAGTACCGCCGTTGGGGTTACTGCATCGCCAGACTTGAATTTGTTTCCGGCGGGAGGTGTCGCCGTGGGAGCGGGTGTAGCGGTGGGAGAGGGGGAGGGAGCAGGAGTCGGAGTTGGCGCGGGATTGTCTCCAGCAGACTGCCAGGCTCCCAAATTAGACCCAGTGACGCCATTAAGATCAACGTTATAGCCAGAGCCCGTGGGTACAGCGACAGCTTTTCCTTTAGCCCAGGAATTGTCCGATAATACGAATGCTTTTTCATAACCGGACGGATTGTAACCAACCGGAGCTCCCGTTGTCACTCTCGTCGCCGGCGGCGTGCCACTTCCCTTTTTCCACACCTTGTCACCAGTAGTAACAAAAGGCGAAGCCGCGTTGATGATCTGACCCGTCCCAATCCCGGTCGAAGAAAAGCCATTGTTATTCACCCCTTTATCCCAATTAGGCAGGTAATTGATGAACAAGTTATTCACCACCGCGCTGCCGCTGGCCGTGCTAGTTCCCGGCCCGAGGTTGTTGCTTTTGTTGAAGTCGACAAATGTTGAATTGTAAATGAACACTTTGCCGAAACTGGCACCATTTTGCAGTTGAATCGGTGTATTGCCAGTTTGACAATCTCCCTGAAACATAATGCATCCGTAGACCAGAAAATTATCTCCGGGCTGTTCTTGGTCGAAGAAGATTCCTTCGGAGGTGACGTTGGCGATGACGCACCAGCGGACGGTTCCCTGGTAGAGCATCCCACCGCTGTAGATCACATCAGGGTGTGGGTCTTGGGAGTTACCGGAATAGACGATGTTGCTCGACGCGTTATAAAGAAGGCAGTATTCGATGGTCGAGCCCGTGTTACCTTTCCAGGCGAAAAGGAGGGCGTCAGTGTCATGAACCGCGCACCCAGAAATCGTCGAATAGGGCGGAAAATGAATGCCATCCGCCTCCGCTTTACTGGCGTTGATTCCCGGGCCGTTTACGTCCACATCACGCACCGTCAAATTCCCTGGACTGCCGCCGGCATCAATTCCTTTGGCCCCCGAGGCGTGACTTATCTTGATTCCGAATTGGGTTGGCAACCCTGGCGGTTTCCAGCAATTGCCGTCGATGGTGACATATTTGCCGCCAACCAACCACCCGCTGGTGAACACCGCCTGGGAGTCCATATTGGCACTCCAACCGCTATCGGTCCCATGATCGGCGGCGGTAGCACGCCTTATAATCACTGGGCTGGAAGCACTCCCACTCACATCCACCCGAATGCCAGGACCGTAGGAACCGCCGGCCAGGTAGATCACATCGCCGGCAGCGGAAGAATTGATGATTGAGGTGCTAGCAGGGGTTGACCAACTTGAACCGTTCCCAGAACCGCCGGGAGTGACGTATTTGTTCGCGGCGAGCGCGATAGTAGCTAAAGAGATCCAGACCAGGGCGATTTTAATGGGAAGCATCAGTGGGGGGTTTTCCGTTTTTGGTTTCGACGTATCTGTCTAAACTGCGAAGGCCCGAAAGTCCGAAGACAAGGGCGGTGATTGATTGATAAAAGTTACCGAGGAATTTGTACTCTTTGATGTGCTGCTCGAATTCGGTCCAGCCAAACTCCCGACTGGCAAGAGCTAGTGCGAAGATGATCAGCGGCAGGGTGAGGAAAGTGGTCACCGATCCCCAGCATAGAACTGCACGCCATAACGGTTCTTTCATTTACCAGTACTCGAATTCTCTCGTTCTCGATCTGTTCTCCAGACCGCAATAAGTCCAGCCGTGGCGCCCGAAGACTTTGATCGTGCTGGCAAGCTCTTCTCCCGAAACTTGGGGTGACAATTCCCACGCCGAGCCGTACCAAAACAACGATGGCGTCGAATCTCCGAAGCAATAGCAGCGGACGAACTGATCCAGCCCGGTCTTGGCCAATGCCTCGATAGTGTGCGTCGCTCGCAATTCCATGAAAACGTTGTGGAGCGCGTTGGCCGCACGTCGATTGACTTGAATCCTTTTCACCCAGAATTCAGGGAAATAAGCCGATCTGAGCGGGAACGGTAGCCTCAAGGAATGAAGATTCCGGCCTTCCCATTGCGGCGTCGGCCGGCCGGTGTTTACATCGAGATCGAACAACCCAAAAAGGGCGTTCATATCGTCGAGGTGCTCGATCTTGGGATTGAGTTTAACGGCTCGCATCGTCTAGCGCTTTCTTTATCTGCTCTTTTGAGCCCGCTTTACTCCTGAAACGCGAACCATCTCGGAGTTCGCGATCATGGTAGTGCTTGCGAGTTAGGGCGGCGTGCTCGGCCGCACGCCGCTCACCCTCACTTTTCTTAGATTTAACGATGATCTGCACGCGGGGCGTTAAAACATTCCCAAACCGCCTTTGCTAGCGCCAGCGGCCAACCCGGGGCGCATCGCAGCAGAGGAACCCGGTGGAGGAGCCGCATTCGCGCCAGTTCCAGCATCTTCGGCTGCTTCCTGCGCGGATGATTCATCGACCGGCTGACCATTGACCGACTCGATCTTGATGACGGCATTCTCGGCATCAACCGATTGCACCGTCCCATCGACCGAATACGACACCGCATCACCCTCGGCCGGCGGAACTCCATCCTCTGCCAGTAGATCCAAGGGCACTTTGGCAGTGTACCCACTGCCGGCCGCTTTAGGGGTGACGTTTACTCCAATTAATGCCGCCATTTATCTTAAGTGCCTGTATAGGCTGTCTTGGTTTGCAACACGATCCCATTCCACGTGCTCAGGCACACTGCGTTGTAGAAGGTTTTCCACACATAGGTGCTGAATTGGCCGAATGGGTTGGCGCTGTCGGGCTGGGTGATGGTGTAAACCTTCGGTTTCGGAGGATTTTCACCGCTCAGTTTGGGCGCGGCAAAGCTGTCCTTGCCGAAGACCAGAGCCGCGATGACTGCACCGCCTGGAACCGGCGTTCCTTCCGTGCCGCCAGAGGTCTGATAGCAGGGATTGGTCGCGCGAACCACCTTGATGCCAGATAGCGTCCCGATCTCGCCTTTCCAGATCTGGTCAGGCTTGTTGAAGGCACTTGCATAGACCCATGCCGAGCCTTGCTCTTCGATTAGGTCACGTTCCTGCTCAGGACTGACTACGGCGACGTAAGTGCCGTCATCGAATTCCTTAGCTTTCTGGACCCGGAGCTTGGTCACGGCATCGATCAGATCATCTCCGCTGAACCGGCCCGTGGCGCCAGTCAACGCGGACAATGAAGTGAAATCAGTTGCCGTCCCAGCGTACATCCGCCCGAATTTCGTCGGCTCTTCCGTTGATCCCATGATGCACGCATCGCGTATCAACGTATCACACCATAATGCAGCCTCTTCCCCGAATTTTTCCATTAGGGCGTCGCCGGTGTTGAGGAATTCTGTCTCATCGACGATGTCTGACACCTGGGCATAACCGCCGTACTGCTGGAGTGAGCGGGTGACGAACTCGAAGATGAGTTTGTAGGGTGCGTTGGTGGGAGGAGTGCCCTCAGTGAGGGTGATGACGTTGGCGATTGATGCTGGGGGAGCCCGGAACATCCTCATCGTCTTTGCTGCCTTGGCCGGTGGGGATTTCCGCCGGGTAGGCATATTGGTAGAGCTGAAGCTTGTCTACTTGGTGCTCCAGCAACTTTTTTGCGAAATAAATCCTATACTCAGATGCCTTATCAACGCTTGTGACAGCACCGTAGATAGGTTGATTGACCGTAGTTGCCATTGAATTTTAGTCGTTAATTAGAGCCACCCGGTGGTGTCCTTGCTTTTCTTGGAGGCGGCGAGCAAGTGTTTGCGCATGTCGGCAGAGGAAAGGCGGGCGAAATCAGCCGTTGAGGTGATTCCACCCTCGCCTAACCTTCCCGGCACCCCGCCGCCGATGGAAGTCAGTCCACCGAGCCGTTGCAGCTCTTTTTTGAGTTGGGCGTTTTCCGTCCGAAGACCCTTCACGTCTTCTTCCAGTATTTCCCGTTTAGCACGGTCATAAGCGGCATAGATGCCTTGTGGATGATCGGCATAAGCCTGGGCGTTTGGGCCGGCAAAAATTTCACGCAACTTAGTGTCTACCCGCGTACCGGACTTCATGAATTCCGGGTCAGCCGCGCGAAGATCGGCTTCTGCCGCTTCCCATTGCTGCCGGTGTTCTTTAGTCCCGCGTTTCGGAAGCTCGACCACCTGTTTGGAAGCGCGTTCTTCCGCTTCCATCGCGGCGATCTCTTGATCCGCTCTTACCACCAATTCAGCACGGCCAGGAACTCCCTCGTCGGCTTCTTTTTTCCAATCCTCCCGAAATTTCTTCAAATCGGACAGGGAATAATCGCGTTTTGGCTTTTTTGACTCCTCAAACTCTGCTCGCTCTCTGGCAAACTGAGCTTGTTGGGCTCGAAAAGCCTCTTGCTGCTGTTTAAAGGCAGCACGTTCGCGTTTTGTCCGTTCGTATCGGGATTCTTGCTTTTGTTGCGCGGCAGATTTCGGCCTATTATCCCCATTCTGCTCACCATTTGTTCCATGCGGAACATTTTCCTCCGTCGATTCGGCGCTAGCAGCTTCTTCTCTTTCGTGAGGTTCTTGGCCAAACTCTGGGCTCGGCGCACCCTCGAAAGCTTCGTCGCTGCTGGCAGCACCTTGCGGCCCGCTCGACATGGAGACTATCTCGCTCATTATAGTGCTATTTTCTGATGGCTGAATTTCCGCCGCTCAAATTGAACCTCCGGCCATCAAGCGGGGGTCGTTGCGACGGTAACGGCTCTACATCCTC